ATGGCTGAGTTCGGGAACGATCCGGGGCTCTGGGCGGCGCGTGCCGTCGGGGCGTCTGCGGGGGCGGCGGTGTCGCTCGTCTATCTTTTGCCGAAGAGCCGGCGCGAGGCGGCGGGGCGTTTCTTCACCGGGCTGGCCTGCGGGCTGATCTTCGGCGGGCCGGCGGGTGTCTGGCTTGCCGGGCGGCTGGAGATGTCGGCGAGCCTTTCGGCCTTCGAGACGATGCTGGCGGGTTCGGCGGCGGCCAGCCTGACGGCCTGGTGGGCGCTCGGCATTCTGGCGCGGCTGGCGGAGCGGTACGGCGCGCCGCCGCGGCAGCGGTGACGGGCCGACCTCGCCGGCGGTGAGGTGCATCCGGCCCGGCGTGCGCCGGCCAAAACATCCGATCATTCAGGAGACTTCCATGAGGAACGCTTACCGCGGGCTGCGGCCCGTGACGACCCGTTTCGCCAACCTGGCGCTCAAGGGCGTGACCGGCGACGGTACCTTTTCCGGTTATGCCAGCGTCTTCGGCGAGATCGATCTCGGCAAGGATTCCATAGAGCGTGGCGCTTTTGCCCGTTCGCTCGTCGAGCGTGGCGCGAGTGGCGTGCGCATGCTGTTCCAGCACGATCCGGCCGAGCCGATCGGCACGTGGACAACGATCCGCGAGGATGCGCGGGGGCTTTATGTCGAGGGTGTGTTGTCGGGTGGTGTCGCCCGCGCCCGCGAGGTGCACCAGCTGATGAAGAACGGCGCGCTCGACGGGCTGTCGATCGGCTTCCAGACGGTGAAGGCGCGGACCGACGCCAAGACCGGCGTGCGCCGCATCCTCGAAGCCGACCTCTGGGAAATCTCGGTCGTCACCTTTCCGATGCTGCCATCGGCGCGGGTGTCGAACGTGAAGAATGCGCGGTGGTTCCGCGACAAGGAAACGGAACTCGTCCGCAGCATGCGGCGGGCGGCCCGGATGATGTTCAACGTTCAAAGCAAGACAAGGATGGGTTCATGACAGACATGGCACAGACCGCAGCGCCGGAAATCAAGGCGGTGCCCGAAAACCTCGACGCCGCCTTCGACGATTTCATGCAGGCGTTCGAGGCCTTCAAGGACGTCAACGACCGGCGCCTCGACGAGATCGAGCGCAAGCTGACTGCCGACGTGGTGACGCGCGACAAGATGGACCGCATCAACCGCGCGATGGACGAGCAGAAGAAAGCGCTCGGCCAGCTGGTGCTGAAGAAGGTGCGGCCGGCGCTGGGGCGCCTGGACGGACCTTCGCCGGAGGCGGCCGAACACAAGGCGGCTTTCGACGCCTATATCCGTCGCGGCGACGAGGCGGGCCTGCGCGACCTGGAGTCCAAGGCGTTTTCCGCCGGCACGGGCGCCGATGGCGGTTACCTGGTGCCGCCGGAAACCGATACGGAGATCGGCCGCAGGCTTTCCGCCGTTTCGCCGATCCGGGCGCTGGCGACGGTGCGGCAGGTCTCCGGCGCGGTGCTGAAGAAGCCGTTTTCGCCGACCGGGCTGACCGCGGGCTGGGTGGCGGAGACGGCCTCGCGGCCGCAGACGGCGACGCCGCAGCTTTCCGAACTCTCCTTCCCGACCATGGAACTCTATGCGATGCCGGCGGCGACGCAGGCACTGCTCGACGATGCGGCGGTCGACATCGAGGCGTGGATCTCGGGCGAGGTGGACATCGTCTTCGCCGAGCAGGAGGGCACGGCGTTCACCAGCGGCGACGGCACCAACAAGCCGAAGGGTATCCTGTCCTATACGACGGTTGCCGATGCGAGCTGGACGTGGGGAAATATCGGCTACATCGCCTCCGGGGCGGCGGGCGCCTTCAAGTCCACCGGACCGTCCGATGCGCTGATCGACACGATCTATGCGGTAAAGGCGGGACACCGGCAGAACGCCCACTTCCTGATGAACCGCAAGACGCAGGGCGAGATCCGCAAGTTCAAGGATGCCGACGGCAACTACCTCTGGCGCCCGCCGGCATCGGCCGGCCAGTCGGCTTCGCTGATGGGGTTCCCGATCGCGGAGGCCGAAGACATGCCGGATATCGGGGCGAATTCGCTCTCGATTGCTTTCGGCGATTTCCGGGCGGGCTATCTGGTGGTCGACCGGATGGGGGTGCGGGTGCTGCGTGATCCCTATTCGGCGAAACCCTACGTGCTGTTCTACACCACCAAACGCGTCGGCGGCGGAGTGCAGAATTTCGAGGCGATCAAGCTGATGAAGGTTGCGGTGAGCTGAGGGGGGCTGCCTTGCCCTTCTCCCCAGCAGGGAGAAGGGCGCTCACCGGGAAAATCACCCCGTCGATTGGAGATATTGATGACCTATGCCCTGATTGCTCCGCCGGTGGCGGAGCCGGTAACGCTTGCCGAGGTGAAGGCGCATCTGCGTCTTGATGGTGATGACGAGGATGTGTTGCTGGTGGCGCTGGTTAAAGTGGCGCGCGAACATCTGGAGCGGTGCACCGGGCTTTCGATGCTGAGCCAGACCTGGCGGCTTTATCGCGATGACTGGCCGGCCAGCGGGGTGATTCAGATTGCCAGGTGGCCGGTGCAATCGGTTGAAACCGTTGTGGTTTATGATGAAGGCGGGGCGGCAGTGGATGTGTCGCTCGATGGGCATGTGCTGGATGGTGCCGGGCGGCCGGCGCGGCTTGTGTTGAAGCAGCTTGTGAAGACGGCGCGGGCGGTGAACGGCATCGAGATCGATTTCGTCGCCGGTTTCGGCGATGCGGCGGTGGATGTACCGGATACCTTGCGGCGGGCGATGCTGCTGCATGTGGCGCATATGTTTTCCTATCGTGGCGTCGTGCCGCCGGACAGCCAGCCGGCTTCGGTGTCGGCGGGTTATGAGCTCCTGGTGGCGCCGTATCTGCTGCGGAGGCTCTGACCATGCCGGTGAGTTTTATCGATCCGGGGCAATTCACGGCGCGGCTGGAGCTGGAGGCGCCGGTGGCGGTGCCGGACGGACAGGGCGGCGCGGACGTACGTTATGAAGGCGTGGCGGCTTTCTGGGCGATGGTCGAGCCTGCGGGCCATGCAGTGCGGGAAGCGGCGGGTGCGGAGACAGCGACGCTGACGCATCGTATCTGGGTGCGTTTTCGCACTGATATCTCTGCCGGCATGCGGCTGCGCAAGGGCGCGCGGCTGTTTGCCGTCAGGGCGGTGATCGATCCCGACGAGACGCAACGTTATCTCGTCTGCCATTGCGAGGAGGAAGGACCATGACGGCGGCCAATGCCTTGCTGCAGGCGGTGACGGCGCGGCTTCTCGGCGATGCGGAAATGGTGGCGCTGATCGGTGCGGACGGCATCCATGACCGGCTGCTGATGCGCACGGCGATGCCTTACCTGATGATCGCCGCATTGCAGAGTGACGATTTTTCAACCTCGACGGAGGCCGGTGAAGAGCATCTCCTGACGCTGGAAATCTGGTCGTCCGGGCAGGGGCAGCGGCAGGCGCAGGTGATAGCGGGCCATGTGCATCGGCTGTTGCACGATGCGGAACTTTCGCTGGACGGGGTGGTGCTGGTGAGCCTTCTGCATCGCTCGAGCCGGGCCAGAAGGATGCCGAAGACCCGGACGCATGGGATCGAGATGGTGTTTCGGGCGGTGACCGAGTGAAGCTCAGGCTCTGCGTCCGCGGATGAAAAGGGCGAGCAGGATCACGAAGAAAAGGGACAGCGCTGCCAATACGGAGGCGGTGACGAGCAGGGCGGGCAGGCCGGCGCGGTCGAGGATGCCGGTGAAGATCACCGGTGCGGCGGCGCTGGCGAGATTCTGCGGTAGAGACAGGCGGGCCGATTGCAGGCCGAAATCGCGCGGGCTGAACACGGCAAGCGGGAGGAGCGCGCGGGCGACAGTGACGACGCCGGAACCGAAGCCATACAGCACGACGAAGGCGATAAGCAGCGATGCCGAGCCGTTGGCGACCAGCAGCAGCATGAAGCTTGCAAGGATCAGGCCGATGCCGAGCGTGGCGCTGATCAGCGGGCTGCCGCGCGGGCCAAGCAGCATATCGACGAAGCGGGCGGAGATGCCCATGACGCCGCGCAGCGAGCCGAGTTGCAGCGCGAGCGCCGGTGCCGCGCCCGACAGGGCGAAGATCTGCAGCAGCGACGGCGACAGGCCGTAGGTGACCAGAGTGGCGAGCATGGTCGAGGCGGCGATCAGGAAAAAGGCGTAGATCCGCCCAAGCGGCGTCAGGACCAGCGGCGCGCGTTCGGTGGTCTCGGTGCGTCCGGCGGAAGCGACCGGGCGCGGCAAGGCGAATAGATGCAGCGGCAGGCACACCAGCAGATGGACGGATGCCGTCAGCACGAAGGTGAGGCGCCAGCCGATCAGCGATTGCAGCCAGTCGAGCAGCGGCCAGAATGTCGCGCTCGACAAGCCAGTAAACAGCATGAGGATGGCGATGATGCGGCCGGAGCGTTGGCCTTCGCGCTCGACGACGGCGGTGAATGCCGGCGCCGACAGTCCGAGCGCACCGCCGAGGCCGATGACGCACCAGGCCGCGATATAGAGAACCAGTCCGTGGGATGCGGCGAGCAGCAGCAGGCCGGCGGCAAAGATCACCGAGCCGGCGGCGAGGACTTTCGAAGCGCCGTAGCGGTCGAGCAGGCGGCCGGTCTTCGGGCCGGCGAGCGCGCTGATCAGCATCATGATCGACAGGCCGAGAAAGACGATTTCGTTGGCCAGCCCGAGTTCGGGGGCGATGACGCGCCCAAGCACGCCGAGCATGTCGAACGTCGTGCCCCAGCCGACAAGCTGGGTGACGGCGAGGACGGCGACGGTTTTTGCCGCGCGGCGGGTTTCGGATGTCGGCATGGGGAACGGTTCGAGGAGGGCTGACCGGCGCTCCTACCATGGATTGCGTGCTTGGGGAAATGCGCGGCCGGGCGATTTGCCCGTGTCGCGACGGGAATTTGCGCAAGGAGCGGAAGATGGTGGCACAGAAGGGCAAGGACCTGCTTTTGAAGGTCCACAACGGCAGCGGTTATGTGACGGTCGCCGGGCTGCGGTCGAAGCGGCTGGGTTTTAATGCGGAGACGGTCGACATCACCGACGCGGAAAGTGCCGGGCGCTGGCGGGAGCTGCTGGCCGGGGCGGGCGTGCAGCGGGCCTCGTTGTCCGGCGGCGGGATTTTCAAGGACCAGGCATCGGATGCGGTGGTGCGGACGGCGTTTTTCGACGGCGCCATCCTGACCTGGCAGGTGGTCATTCCCGATTTCGGCACGGTGACCGGGCCTTTCCAGATCGCCGCGCTGGAATATGCCGGCCAGCACAATGGCGAAGTGCAGTTCGAACTGGCGCTGGAATCGGCCGGCGCGCTCGCTTTCGGGGCCGTGTGATGGCAGGGCGCGGCACGGACGGGCGGGCGAACCGCCATCGCGGCGAGGTCGAGGCTGTCATCGACGGGGAGCGGCGCATTCTCTGCCTGACGCTGGGGGCGCTGGCGGAACTGGAAACGGCGTTTGCCGCCGACGATCTCGGAGCGCTGGGCGCGCGGTTTGCCAATGGGCGGCTCAGGGCGGCGGACATGATCCGCATCATCGGGGCTGGCCTGCGCGGCGGCGGCAATGTGTTTTCCGACGAGGACGTGGCCGGCGCCGGCATCGAGGGCGGCATCGCCGGTTCGGCGGCGATCGTTCGCGATTTGCTGGCGGCGACCTTTCTGGGGGGCGAGGGCGAAACGCGCCCTCCGGCGCCGCAGCAGGCGTGAGCCCCGGCGCGGCGGTGCGTCCCTTTCCCTGGGACGAGGCGCTGCATGCCGGGCTTTGCCTGTTGCGGCTGGAGCCGCGGGTTTTCTGGGCGATGACGCCGCGCGAATTCCATGCCGCCATCGGCGGTTTGCGCGGGCAGGGACAGAGCCTGCGGCGGGAAAGTCTGGAGGCGCTGATGCGGGCGTTTCCGGATAGCCGTGACGGCAGCGAGATAGACGTTGAAAGGCGGGATCATGGACGAGAATGAAGACACCCTGGCCGGCATGACGGAGCAGGCGGCGGCGCTGAAGGAGGTGCTGACCGATCTCGAGGGGCGGTCGCGATCCTTCGGCTCGGTGCTGACGGGCGCCTTGCGGTCTGCCGCAAGCGGCAGCCGCAGCCTGGAGGACGTGTTGCGCACGGTGGGCACGCGGCTGGCCGATATCGCCCTTTCCGTCGGAATGAAGCCGCTGGAAGGGCTGATCGGCCAGGCGGTGGGCGGGCTGGCAGGGCAGCTGGGTTCGGTTTTCGCCTTTGCCGACGGCGGAGTGCCCGGGCGGGTTACGGCGTTTGCCGATGGCGGGGTGGTAGCGGAGCCGACCTATTTCGCCATGGGCAGCGGGCGCGGGCTGATGGGCGAGGCGGGGGCCGAGGCGATCCTGCCGCTGAAGCGTGGCAGCGACGGTGCTTTGGGCGTGGCGATGCAGGGCCGGCCTGCGGCGCCGCAGGTGGTGTTCAACGTGACGACGCCGGATGCGGCGAGCTTTCGCAAGAGCGAGGGGCAGCTTTCGGCGATGCTGGCGCGGACGGTGGGGCGCGGGCAGCGCGGGCTTTGAGGGTGGCCGAAACGGGTAGGGTTACCATTGTGGCAGACCCCCCTCATCCGCCTGCGTGCTTCGGACCCTTCTTCCCGCAGGGGAAAAGGGGAAGCGGCACCCTGTCGTTTCATGTCCGATCGTCCTGTGGGTCGGAGATGGAGCGGCCGGAATGTTTGGCGTTTTTCCGTGCGTGCGGTTTATTTGGAGCAAGGTCATGGCCATGGGGTTTCATGAGGTGCGGTTTCCGTTGCGGCTGTCGCTGACGACCAGCGGCGGGCCGGTGCGGCGGACCGATATCGTCAATCTGTCCAACGGGCGCGAGAGCCGCAACCGCCGCTGGCGGGAAGCGCGGCGCAGCTACGATGCCGGTTCGGGCGTGCGATCGATCGCCGATCTCTACGAGGTGCTGGCCTTTTTCGAGGCGCGGGGCGGGGAGTTGAACGGGTTTCGTTTTCGCGATCCGTTCGATCATGGCTCGGGGCAGCCGGGCGAGGCGGCGGGGGCGCTGGACCAGGTGATCGGCACTGGCGACGGGACGACGGCGGCGTTTCAGCTTGCCAAGACCTATGGCGATGCCGGCGGCAGTTTTCGCCGGGTGATTGCCAAGCCAGTGGCCGGCAGCGTGCTGGTCGCGGTCGACGGGGTCGCGGCCGATGGGGCGACATGCGATCCGGTGACGGGGATCGTGACATTTGCACCCGGTTTCGTGCCGGGAAGCGGGGCGGTGGTGACGGCAGGGTTTTCCTTCGACGTGCCGGTGCGCTTTGCCACCGACCGGATCGACATCAACCTGCAGGCCTTCGATGCCGGCCGGATCCCGACGATTCCGCTGATCGAGGTGATGCCATGAGGACGATTCCAGCCGGACTGAAGGCGCATCTCGACAGCGGCGCGACGACCGTCTGCCATGCGTGGCGGGTGACGCGGCGCGACGGGACGGTACTCGGTTTTACCGAGCACGATCACGATCTTGTTTTCGGGGGTACGCTTTTTGCCGCGGCGACCGGTTTTGCCGCCAGCGAGACGCAGCAGGCGGCCGGGCTTTCGGTGGAGGCGAGCGATGTCGCGGGTGGTTTTTCCAGCGCGGCCATTCGCGAAGAGGACCTGATCGACGGGCGCTACGACGGTGCGCGGGTGGAGGTGTTCCTCGTCAATTGGGCGGCGGTGGACGAGCATATGCTCCTGAGGGTGCAGGAGATCGGCGAGGTGACGCGCACGGCCGGCGATTTCCGTGCCGAATTGCGCAGTTTCACCCATCGGCTCGGGCGTGACCAGGGGCGGCTTTTCGGGCGGCGCTGCGATGCGACGCTGGGGGATGGGCGCTGCGGCGTCAACCTTGCCTCGGGTGCCTATCGCGGGACCGGCGAAATCCTTTCGGTCGCGGATGCGACGCATCTGCGCGTCGGTGGGCTTTCCGGTTTTGCGGCGGGGTTTTTTCGCTATGGGGTGCTGACGTTTACCAGCGGCAGGCATGCCGGGATGACCGTCGATATTGACGGGCATGTGGTGGATGGGTCTGCGGTGGATCTCGTGCTCTGGTTGCCGATGGCGCGGTCGCCGGAGGCGGGGGATGCCTTTGCCATCGTGGCCGGTTGCGACAAGGCGTTTTCGACCTGCAGGGCGAAGTTTTCGAACACCATCAATTTTCAGGGGTTTCCGCATATTCCCGGCTCGGACTTTGCCTATTCCTATGCGGATGGCGAGACGGTGCATGACGGAAGGGCGTTGTTCGAATGACGGCCGCGATCGGGGAGCGGGTTGTCGCTGCTGCCGAAGGATGGATCGGTACGCCTTATCGGCACCAGGCGTCGCTGAAGGGCGTCGGCTGCGATTGTCTCGGGCTGGTCCGCGGCGTCTGGCGGGAGATCTATGGCGATGAACCGGAGGCGCCGCCGGCCTATGCGCCCGATTGGGCGGAGCGTGGCAGCGAGGAGCGGCTCTTGTCCGCAGCCGGGCGGCATTTTCTGCCGGTGGGTTCGGTGGATGCTGCCTTGCCGGGGGATGTGCTGGTGTTCCGCTGGCGGGCCGGCTGTGCGGCGAAACATATCGGCATCCTGTGCGGCGGCGGGCGGTTCATCCATGCCTATGAGCAGGCGGCGGTGATCCGTTCGCCGCTGGTGCCGGCGTGGCGGCGGAAGGTGGTGGCGGCGTTTCGGTTTCCGGCGGTGGGTGGGTCGGCCGGGGCGGGTTGAGGATGGCGGTTTTCGCCGGGTGATTTCGGAAAAAAGCGGGGTGGGTGATGGCGACGATCTTGTTTCAGGCGGCGGGGGCGGCCTTGGGCGGGGTGTTCGGGCCGGTCGGCGCGGTCATCGGCCGGGCGGCGGGAGCGCTGGCGGGCAATGTCGTCGACCGGGCGCTGATCAACGGGACGCGGACGATTGCCGGCGCGCGGCTGTCGACGGCGCGGATTCCGGGTGCGGACGACGGGACGGCGATCAATCGGCTTTACGGCACGGCACGCATCGGCGGCACGCTGATCTGGGCGACGCGCTTCGAGGAGGACGTCACCGTCGAGCGGGCCGGCGGCAAGGCGAGCGGGCCGAAGGTCGAGACCTTCAGCTATTTCGGCAATCTGGCCGTGGGACTGTGCGAGGGGCCGATTGCGGGTGTGCGCCGGGTCTGGGCCGATGGCCGGGAAATCGACCTGACGCAGATCGAGATGCGCGTCTATCCCGGCACGGCGACGCAGATGCCCGATCCGCTGATCGAGGCGAAGCAGGGGACCGGCAATGCGCCGGCCTATCGCGGGCTGGCCTATGTGGTGTTCGAACGGCTGCCGCTCGACGATTTCGGCAACCGTATTCCGCTCCTGCAGTTCGAGGTGCTACGCACCGTCGGACGGCTGGAGGCGCAGGTGCGGGCGGTGACGGTGATCCCCGGCTCGACGGAGCACGGCTACAGCACGGTGCCGGTGACGGAAAAGATCGGTGAAGGCAGCGCGCGGATCATGAACCGGCATGTGCTGTCGCACGGCACCGACTGGGCGGCTTCGATCGATGAACTGACGGCGGTGTGCCCGAACCTCGAAAGCGTGGCGCTGGTCGTGTCCTGGTTCGGTACGGATCTCAGGGCCGGGGAATGCCGGATCGTGCCCGGTGTCGAAACGCTGGGGCGCGAGGAGGAAAGCGTGCCGTGGGTCGTTTCCGGCATTCCACGGGCGGATGCGCACCTGATCAGCACCAGCAATGGCGGCCCGGCCTATGGCGGCACGCCGAACGATGCCGGCGTGGTGGCGGCGATCGCCGACCTGAAGGCGCGGGGGCTGAAGGTTTTTCTCTATCCGTTCCTGATGATGGACGTGCCTGCCGGCAACGGCCTGCCGGACCCGCATGGCGGGGCGGAGCAGGCGGTCTATCCCTGGCGCGGGCGGATCACCTGCCATCCGGCCCCGGGGCGGGCGGGCAGTCCCGACCGGGCGGCGGCGGCGCGGGCGGCGATCGATGCCTTTTGCGGTGCGGCGGCGGTGGGGGATTTTGTCATCGATGGCAACACGGTGGTGTATGCCGGTGAGGAGGATGAGGGATATCGGCGCCTGGTGCTGCATTATGCCCATCTGGCCGCCGTGGCGGGGGGTGTCGACGGGTTTATCATCGGTTCGGAATTGCGCGGGTTGACGCAACTGCGCGATGAGACGGGCGCCTTTCCTTTTGTCGGAAAACTGGTGGAGATTGCCGGCGACGTGCGCGAGGTGCTGGGGGTTGGAACGAAGATCACTTACGGCGCCGACTGGAGCGAATATTTCGGCTATCATCCGCAGGACGGCTCGGGTGACGTCTATTTCCACCTCGATCCTTTGTGGGCTTCGCCCGATATCGACGCGGTGGGCATCGACAATTACATGCCGCTCTCCGACTGGCGCGATGAGGACCTTTCGGCGGAAAACCCCGATAGGTTCCTGACGCCGGACGACCATGCCGGCATGATGGCGGCGATAACGGGCGGCGAGGGTTACGACTGGTATTATGCCAGTGATGCCGATCGCCGGTCGCGGCTGCGGTCGCCGATCACCGACGGGCTGGCCGGCAAGCCCTGGGTTTTTCGCTACAAGGATATCGAGAACTGGTGGTCGCGGCGGCACCACGAGCGTATCGGCGGGGCGGAGCTTGCGGTGCCGACGGCCTGGACGGCGAGGATGAAGCCGATCTGGTTTACCGAGCTCGGCTGCCCGGCGATCGACAAGGGGGCCAACCAGCCGAATGTCTTCGTCGATCCGAAATCGTCGGAATCGGCAGCACCCTATTTTTCCAACCGCACGCGGGCCGACAGCATGCAGCGGCGGTTTCTGGAGGCGCATCACGACTGGTGGTCGGGGCCGGCCGCGCCGGACGGCATGGTCGATCCGGCGCATATATTTCTGTGGACCTGGGATGCCCGGCCGTTTCCTGCCTTTCCGAAGGATCTCAGGATCTGGAGCGACGGGCCGAACTGGCAGACCGGGCACTGGCTGACCGGGAGGCTCGGGGCGGGGACGCTGGCGGAGGTGATTGCGGCGATCCTCCTGGATCACGGGTTTGCGGATTTCGATGTTTCCGAGGTGAGTGGCGACCTGCCGGGATATGTGCAGGGCGAGATCATTTCGGCACGGGGGCTGCTGGAGCCGCTGCTGTCCGTTTTTCAGGTGGATGCGGTCGAGGATGGCGCGATACTGCGTTTCCGTTCGCGCGCCCGGGCGAGCCGGCCGGCTTCGCCGCGCAGCGTGCTGGCCGATTTCGACGGCGAGCCCCTGTGGGTGGAGGAGCGCGGCCACGACAGCGACTACGCCGGCGAGGCGATCGTCGGATTCTACAATCCGTTCCTCGATTACGAGCAGGCAAGTGCCCGCTCGCGGCGTGTGGCGGCCGCCAACGACCGGGTGTTGCGTTACGACCTGGCAGCGGTGCTGCCGGAGGAGACGGCGCTGATTGCCGCGGAAGGCCTGTTGCGGGATCATCTGGTGTCGCGGCGGTCGGTGACCCTGTCGCTGCCGCCCTTCGACCTCGATCTGCAGCCGGGCGATGTGATTGCGCTGCCGGACGGGCCGGAGGGCGGTTTTCTCGTGTCGCGGATCACCGATGGCGCGGCGCGGCGGATCGAGGCGCGAGCCGTCTCGCCCGCTGCCGGGGTGCGTCCGCCGGCCATGAGCGCGGCGCCGGTGCCGGATGACGGTGCCACGGCCGCCTTCGCGCCGGTGGTGTTGCTGATGGACTTGCCGCGCTATGAGGGCGGCGCGGGGCCGAGTTTCGCCCGCGGCGCGATGCTGTCGCGACCCTTCCGGCGCACGGCACTGTCGTCTTCGGCGACGCTGGAGGGATATCAGCTGCGCACGGTGTTCGAGCGGCCGGCGCGGATCGGTGTGCTCGCCGCGCCGCTGGCGCCCGGCGTTTGCGGGCGTTTTGACCGGGCGAACGCCATCGAGATCGACCTGGCTTATGGCGGGCTGGAATCCCGGCCGGTGGCGGCGGTGCTCAATGGGGAAAACCGGCTGGCGGTGTCTTGCGCCAACGGGGCCTGGGAAATCGTCGCCTTCTGCAATGCGGAAGAAGTATCGGCCGGCCGGTGGCGGCTGACGAGCCTTTTGCGCGGATTGGCGGGGAGCGAGGATGCGATGGCGGCGGGTGCCGGGATCGGTGCGCGGGCGGTGATGCTGGACGGGGCGGTGAAGCCGGTCGGGTTGTCGGCTGACGAGGCGGGACTGGTGCTCAACTGGATCGTCGACCCGGTCGGCGGAGCGAGCGGTGGATTGGCGCCGGTTGCCTTTTCGGGGGGACTGCGGGCGGAAACGCCTTTGGCGCCGGTGCACCTGAAAGCACGACGGACGGGCGACGGCGACGTGCGGTTCGGCTGGGTGCGGCGCGGGCGGATCGATGCCGACGACTGGCAGGCGACCGATATCCCTCTCGATGAGCCGGAGGAGCGGTACCGGCTGGACATCCTCTCCGGCGGCACGGTGGTGCGGCAGGTGGCGACGACGGATGCGGCCTATCTTTACGCCGCGGCGGCGGAGATGGCTGATTTCGGCGCCGCCCAGTCCGGCTTTTTCATCCGTGTCCGGCAGATGGGCCGCAAGGTCGCGCAGGGGCTGGCGGCGACGGCTTATGTTTCACTTTAATTTGAAGGAGAAAACGGCATGACGGATCTGAAGGAATGGTACCGTTCGAAGGCGGTGTGGGGTGCGTTGATCGCCATCTTCGCGTCGCTGGCGCAGTTCCTTGGTATCGAGCTTGGGGCCGAAGACCAGCAGGCGCTGGCCGATACGCTGGTGACGCTGGCGGGCGCCTTGGGCGGGTTGCTGGCGCTCTACGGGCGGCTTTCGGCGCGCAACACGATCGGCAAGCGTTGAGGTCTGGCGGGTGCCTTGGTAAAACTCCGGTTAAGACGAGGCACCCATTCATTTGCCATTCAGGCGGGTTGGGTTAAATATATAGCCTAGAGTGCGTTTATTGATGGAAGTATGAGGATGGCATCTCCGGCGATCTTGGCGACCTTGGTGGCCGGCCTGACGGTTTCCGCTCCTGGTGTGGGCGGGAACGATCAACTCGTGCTTTCCGATGGGGATTGCGCCGCCGCCGTTGCCCAGGTCGTTGCCGAAACCGGCGGCCAGCTGCTTTCCGCACAGCCTTCCGGCGATTCCTGCGTCATCACCGTGCTCGTCCAGGGCAACGGCAGCGAACGGCCGCGCAAGGTCCGCGTCAAGGTGCCGATGTAG